GTTTATTATAAACATTTTTCTTTTAACCGTATAATGTAAAATATATGTTATTGGTACATACGTTTTATACCCCAGTGGATCCAAAACCACTCTCACCTCTTTCTGTATCGTCCATAATGTCAACCTCCTCCACACTCGGACTCTCGAACCGTTCCAGGATCAACTGAGCGATTCTATGACCATGCTCGATTGTGAATGAATTTGTATCGTGGTTAAACAGTACCACCTTCACTTCGCCTCTGTAATCCGGGTCCACCACGCCAGCACCAACCTGGATACCATTCTTGACCGCCAAACCCGACCGGGGAGCCACTCGTCCATATACACCATACGGAAGAATGATGGAGACGCCAGTGGCTACCACCCCGCGACAACCCGCCGGAATCACGCAGCTCTCGCAACTGTAAAGATCGTATCCAGCCGCGCCGGGAGTAGAGCGGGTGGGTATGATTGCTTGAGCGTCGAGTTTCTTGATTTTGAGTGCCATTGTTATTATTATTGGTGCTCCAATCTTTATTTATATTTTGGGCAAAGTGAATTCCTCTTTGTCCATTCAGATACGTCATTCTTTTTCATGATTTTAATAGCCTTGTTGACCAGGTATTTATCGGCGCTGTAGAAGGTGCAACCCTTCATGAGAAAACTGTGGACCCGCGCGTAACCCCACGCCTGTTGGCTGGCACCTGGACGGTGACCCGTTCTCCACGCTGCGAGTCCTTTATCGTAGACCTCTTGAATGATATCTAACGGGACACCGGTAACATCTGACTTGGCATTCAGGCTATTCGCATTTGGAAAAAGTTTTTTGAAAGCGGTCGTATATTTAGACGTCTTAACCTTTGCACCTTTATCCGTCTCGAAGGGTCTATAAGCCTTTGGGTCGTCGGACCTTGACTTGGACCCTTCTATTATCCTCTTCATTCTTTTTTTCTTTTGTTCGGGGCTCAACCCCGTGAAGTACTTGGCGGGTGCGTATACCATATATATATTATGATCTGTTTTTATTTTTCACATACATCTCGGCAAAGTTTTTATCCGACAACCATCTATCGTCGATAAATACCTGACCATTCTCATCTACGAGACCCTTTTCTGACATGTACGTCCATAGGGTGTACTCACCTGGTTTTAAAAGTTTTAAAAACTTTATAGCATCTGTTATTGATTCAAAGTCGATTCCATAAAAGTTTACACTGCCATCGTAGTCACCCGTACCCCAGTGACCATCGAACTCAACCTTCATACTTGTACATACTAAACGGTAAATTTCTATCTATCTTTTTCATTCGTGCCTTCTCACGCATGGGGTGAGTATGGAAAAGCATCAGACACACGGCATCTGCGACGTCGTGCTTTCGTCCAACCAGTTCATCGACGTACCGTTCAGCTATCTTCACGGTCTCCTCCTTTCGACGGTCGTACTCCAAGTGACCTATGTGGAAATGAGCGTGCATGGAATTTGGAGAGACGAGCACCGTCTTGGACCGGTACAGATAAAGGATGAGAGTCTCTATCTGGGTCAGACCGGTTGGTGGTTGTCTTTCAACCAGCACTAGGTCCGCTCGGTCCAAGTATTCGCCGTACTCTTGGAAAAAGTGAGCCATGTAATCAGCAACTTCCGATGTGTGTTCCAATTTGCAGTTACATCTGTTTAGCTTTCTGTGAGGAATTTTGGTAATGTCGACGGCGAATGCTTCCTTTATCTGAGGAACGTAATCCTCGTCCAAATGGGACTCCACTAACGCCATATTATGATATCCAACATCTATGCTAATTATTATCATATGTATATATAAAGAACATGTTGGCACTTGCTTTAATTGTCTTATTGGTTATCGTTATAGCGGTCCTATTGTACAGATTACCGCTCAGAACAGAAATTATAATAAATTCACCTCCGCAGGTGGTTGTCCAATCACCTCGCGAGTCACGGGAGTTCAGAACGGCTCCCTACAAGCAATACAAACCGAGAAACTTCCAACAGATGGGTGTTCTGTTGGGAGATTCAGGTGACGTCTTACCGCTTTACGGTCGTGAGAGTCCTGGTTACCGCGACAGGTATCAGTATTACACCACTACCCCCGGTGAACAGATTTATTCCTTGACAATCACCCACAAGGACAGGGAGTGCACGGAGGACATCGGGTGCCCAGAATTTTATGGAAACGAATCCGTGACGGTACTTGGTAAAAGTGGTAACTATACTTCTAAAATATACGAAACCGAACAACTTAGATATTAAACAGCACTAACGCTATTCCCAGCATAGCCAATGAAATAAGTAGAACCCACAAAGTATTAGTTCTCTGTGGAGGGGTGGTCGTTTTTTGGTCCCCAGTAGGTGGAGGCGGAGATGGCGCCCCGGTGTCCTGCGGCGCTTTCGCTTCGTCATCCTTTGATTTCTGTTCGTCGGTTTTAGTCTGTTGCTGTTTGCACGATGCTGTTATAGTCGCGTCACCCGTTATTTGTGCATCAGTCAGATTGATAAACTGTGTACAAAACTGTGGACTTGTATTACAATCCTCTACGTTTTTAGGTCTGAAAACACCTGTCTTAGAGCACACACCTGGTGCGTAACAGGTGGTCTCGAATTGCACTCGCGCACCACTATCAGTAAACGCCTTGTAGCCCTTTAACACCTCGACACAACCCGGGTAATTTGGATTCTGTTTACAAAAGTCCAGACCCTGTGCAATGTTATAGCAAGAACAGAATGCATCGGTTGGATTTTTTTTACAATATTCGATACTCTTCAGGTCATTATCGAGATAATTCTGACAAGTCTGGCTCGTCTTGGTATTAATTTTTTTGAAATAGTTTGAGTTATCATCGCAGTAACCCTGTACATTGAGACCATCTGTTTGCATACCACCGAGTAACTGTTGGTATATAGAAAATCCATTGTAACCTGCGGTATTTGATATGGCATCCTGTGACATGTCCTGTAACAGTTTGTCATCTACGTTGTAGGTGCATTGTAAAAGTGCAGTACTGTGACCATCTAAAAACACAGGTGTTCCAACAAGTTTCCCGCCAAAGTTTCCACAAGGTATACCTGTCGAGTCTCCTTTATCGTAGACGGTATTTGGGGAATTTGGTTTTAGACAAAAATTTTTCTTCTTACCGGCTATACACATCGGTGGACCACTGCGGTGACTCGTCGTCATGTCGCCTGAATTACAAGCATAGGACTTGGACGTATAATCGCAACCTTTCGAGTAGTCACTTGGAGAGTCACCTGAGTTATACACCGCTGCGTAAACCGTAGTAGTAGGCATTTATAATATGATTATATTAAATTTATTACTAATAATCTTCTTGGCTCCCTCCAGATTCGAATGAGACCACAACAACCACCTAGACCAGAATCCAGGGGTGGCCACCCCGTCGCGTCCCCAAGACTCTCTGTTGCTTCTGGTAACGTTGAGCATGGCCTTTTGAACCTTCACAGGGTCGACCTCCTTCATAACAGATAAAGGAACATTACCGGCGTGACGACTGACGTACGCTCTCATCCTTAAAGGATTCCGGTGCTTGGTGTAATCCGAGTACCCCACTAGACCAAAGTCAACCTTCCTACCGTCCTCGAGGACCACTCTAAACTTTTTACGTTTGTTTGGACTCTTGGTCAATTTAACCTTCATTTATATTTATTAAACATTTTTTAGAGATTGAGTACAGTGGCTGCGAGAATACCCATCATAGCGACGCGACCGTTGATGACTTCCGCCTCTGGCGTGAAGGAGTAATAACTCTCATCTCCGATGTTGCGATTCGTAATCAGAGTACCGAGAGTAACGAGAGACGTCACCGCCGCCACGGTCATCATACAGTGCGGGTCGCGCACCTGGTCGGCCAGGGTTTCGTCCAGCATAACCTTCGAGATGCCGCCCCACAGAGAACCCTGCATGGCGAGCCGTCCTCCGAGCGTCTCCAGGGACTTGAGAGGAGGGGTGACGCGTTTCTTGGGCGCCTGAACCTTAGCGGTCTTGAAGATGGTACAAACGGGGCTGAATGCGAGAGTGGCCATTATGCAATACTGTAGCATGTTTTTTTTAAGTACTTATAGTAAATGGATGACGCGAAGAAGAAGCCACCCAAGGTGCCCAAGGTGTGGCACCCACAACAGGAGGTTATACTCAAGGGATGGGGCGAGTCGTGCGCGTGCTATCGGTACCTTCATTACAAGTCGTACCAAAAGTACAAGCGGCAAAGCATGCGATTCACCTTGCCAATCATAGTGATTAGCACGATAACAGGAACGGCGAACTTCGCTCAACAGACCTTTCCGTCCGTATTGCAACCTTACGTACCGGCGGCCATAGGTGCCTTCAACCTGGTTGCTGCTATAATGACCACAGTCGCGCAGTTTTTAAAGGTGAGCGAGCTCTTGGAGAGCCACAGAGTGAGTTCCATTCACTACGGTAAACTGTCGAGGTCCATCAGGTTGGAACTGACGCTGCCCGTCCACGAGAGGGCTCACGATGGCACCAACATGGTGGAGATTTGTAGGTCCGAATTCGACCGACTGATAGAACAGTCACCTCCCATACCGGGTGATATTTTGTCAGAATTTGAAAAAAAGGTGGAAAAGAGCGACGTAACCTACACGACACCGGAGATTATGACCGTTCGGAGCATACAGCCCTACGACGGCAAAAGGGAGATAGATTTAGTGAGCAAAGCGTTGTATAAATTCAAGAGGAGGACCAGCGAATCGAGCGAACCACCACCTCCGAAAGTGTCTGCCGAAGTCATAACGGAAATGAAAGCGCTCCGTCAGAAGGGTCTAGTTAGAAAACATCTTGATGAACTTGAAATTATTGTTGAACCCTCTGTTGAGCGCGTAAATGACGTACCCCAACAGAATAATGATTAATACGTTAAAGAAAGCAACTCCAAGTATGATAGGCCTTAGAGTTTTTCTAAGTGCGTTATTATTTATAATCATTTCTAGTGCTTGATTAGTAAAGTCATCTTCTTCATCACCCATGGATGCTTTTGTTAAAATAGTCAAACAAAAAAATGTATCCATCATCGGTCGGGATGCCTTTATAAAAACTTTGAGTGAAATTATAAAGAAAAACGAAACCATATGTGTCTATGGAGACATAGGTGTTGGTAAGACGTACACTGTCAGGGC